TCAGCATTAGGATCTATAAGAAGATTACGAGGATGTACTGGCTTTACTTTAACAGCTACTTTTTCTTGTTCTGTGACACCAACAGCAGCCATCTGTTGTCCTGGCATCTGCTGTGTTGTAGGCACACGTTCCATTTCAGTCTTAACAAGAACTTCTCCTACACCAGTACCATAGATTTCTGCTAGCTTAACGATAGAACTAACATTATTAATATAGGCATTGTTGTGTGTGTCTTCTAACAACAATCTTTGCATTACTTCTACATCAGTTCTGTCCTGATCTAAACCATCATCTATTATTTCAAAGAGTTTACCAGATCCTGCAAAGCCTTCCATAGTTTCTGCAACCCTGTTATCAACAGCTTGACGAGTTGCAGGACTAATGATTTTGCTACGCTCACTATCCCTAGTACGATCTTCAGAGGCCCAGATACCATAATAAATCCTTTCATATTCATCCCATTTGGTTTCGTAATTAGTATCTCTCCAGTCTCTCCACTTGTCACAGTGGTCAACTACGAATGATACTAGTTCCTTATCACTCTCAGTGACTTCGTATTCTTCTACTGATTGTAATTCTTCGTTGTATTGTTCAGCCATATTAATATCCTGATATAATGTCTAAGGGTTCGTAATCATCTTCGTAGTCATCAAAGTACACTGCTGCGTTAGCTATATGTGCTATCAAACTTAGTGAATCAACCATGTCATCGTGTACACCAGTAGTAGGGAAGTTAAGTAATTCATCTTTAAATGCTGGTGTCCAATCACCATCACATAACTCTATCTGCTTGTGTTCAAACCTACCTTGTAATGCACCAACAACTCTATCTACTTTACTCTTGTTGCCTAGTCGTATCTCTTCTATCCTCGGATACACATTTCTTTTTAACATCATCTCTGTTAGATACGGAAGCAACGCTCGCATCAAAGAACCTTTTTCTATTCCAATTACTTGTATGTCGTATAATTGGACATGCTTTAGGATTCTCTCGCATACCTCTTTTATATCCCACCTTCCTGCGTCAACCTTATCAACCCACCATTTATTGTCATCACCTACCTTGACAATGGCTATAGCTGTCTGGTCTAGATACTTCTTTTTATTACTTGCCTGAGCAGATACGTTTTCAAAACCTGCAAGGTCAACCCCCATATAGTAAGTTCCATGCTCAGGTTCTTCCTCTTTATCCTTTATTAATACCCAGTCTTCTTTAAACAAGTCTGACTGTGGTGCTTCAAAACTAGCCATGAACTCCTGCCTAAACGCAAACGTAGACATGGTGTTCTTAGCTACTTCAATCTCTTCCTTATCTAACAATGGATTATCAAAAGAAGTAAAGTGCCAACTCTTCCAATCCTTTGCTTCTGGTCTTTTACTCTGACCTAGCTTATAGATATCATAGAAGTGATTACGTCCCTTCGGTGTACCTATAAATACAGCCTGACCTTTTAAGTCAGCTAGTGCTGGTCTGAGAATCTGCTCAAACACTGTAGGCTTAATATCTGCATACTCATCTAGTACAACAAACTTTAAGGCTACACCTCGCATCGTCTCAGGTCTGTCAGCACCTTTTAACGATATGACAGATCCATTAACCAGTGTGATCTGCATGTTGTTTACATGACTATTAGTTATAACTGGATGAGCTAACTCCAGCAACTGTTGCCACATAATGTCCCTAGCTTGTTGCTGCGTAGGGGCTACATACCACACGTGTCCCTTCTTGGCTTCGAGTGCAGAAACTATAAGTCTCCACGCTGCCAGCCTACTCTTTCCTGTACGTCTACCTGCTGCTATGACCTTGAACCTAGCCTCATCAGTCCAAACCTCCTGTTGCCAGGGCAGAAGTTTAATCTTCAGATCGGACATCTATAGTCTCGTATTCAACATCTTGATAATCTTGTTCCTCTTCCTCTGTCTGGTCAACGATTGCCTTCGCATCCCCAACCATTGAAATCTGAATAGATACATTACCTCTTCTAGCATCCTTGTCCTTTTCAAAGTATGAGACTGGTAACATTCTGTCCATACACATCTTAAGACAAGCTATCTGATCTTTATCATCATCGTCCAGTGCTTTCTTTAAAACAGTATTTATCACTGTTTCACCACTGGTTGTTAGCAAACGAGCATAGAATTCTTTTATTCTAGCTGCTTCGCCTGGTGGTCTACCAACAACACCTCGCTTTTTCTTAGCTTCAATGTCTGTTTTACGTGGACGACCCCTCTTTCTTTTTACATTTGTTTCTTTTTCTTTAAGGGACAATAGTTTATCCTTAGTTATTTAGTAATACTATGTAGTTTAAGACGGAGGATAATAATTATAATTATAGTTTGGCTCTTAGTCTACATAGTAGAGACGTATTATAGCATACTTTAAGACATTTGTCAAGTATTATTTACATAAGTTATGGTATTACCCAGAGACTTTTTTGTAGGGAACACCTACTATTTAGTTCTAAATGTACGCTATCCAGATCAATACTTAACTTATTGATTCTAAATGTACATTTCTTTTATTATTTTTTATTAATTTATGCAGTATATTGCAGTTATTTACCTTTTTTTTGTATCTGTTAGGGTACTATAAATACAAACCCTATGCCACAACCCACCCCCCGTGCGTGCACAAGCGTGTATAATCTGGTACCTGTGCAATTTTATACGCATCTACACAGGTAAATGCAATTGAGAATCATTATCATTTACATAGCTTAACGAGAATCATTCTCATTTAGTAAATGTGAGAGGGTGTCGGGCACCACATAACAGGGGAGCCGATGCAGTGTTGCAAAGAAACAACAGGGTGTCTCATTATTACAACAGTGGTATAAAAACAACACACTGTCTCATTTTTGCACATAGTCCTGAGAGGCTCGTAGAGGCCCGTCAGAGCGTTTGGGGCGGTTTCGGGTAGGGTAGTGAGGGGCGAAGGGAGATCGTTGAAAGCCTATATAATCAATCACTTAGCTCGTGTTAGTGCACACTCACCGATGCTTGTGTGTCATTTCTGCAACAACCAAGTGTAAATGAGAATCATTCGCATTTAGCCCTATATATTATAAGGTATATCGTGCCTAATGATTTTACGTAGGTTACTCTAATGATTTTACGTAGGTGTTATTAATGGTTTTTACTATATCAATATTTCCATGGGTCGGGCACAGTAGACCCATACCGAAACGCAGTACCATCGGGATCAGCGAGATAGACGTGTAGCACGATAGCCACCTAGGTGAGCTTGAGCCGGAGCCGAAAGGCACACGTAAGTTTTCTAACTTGCCCTTATGCGAAAGTTTCGGGACTGGCACTTAAGGAGTAACCGTCTAGCCTAGGGTAAGCGGTGAAAGGATAGGGTAAGCAATCAGCCAGCTTGTAGCAACGCACGAAGGCGCTCACGCTTACGCAATAGAGGCGAACGTTAGATACCTCAAAAGCGATAGGCGAGTGCCTCTAGAGCCTTTACAGAGGGTTCTGGACGCACTTAACACGGAGGGCAATCAATGCAAGATTACAAACAATTAGATGAGATCGGCAAAAAGCTGAACGATACTAATTTCTGTGGTGTGATAGCACTAGCCACAGTTCTAGATATATCGTTCAAGCGTGCGAAGCGTAAACTTGAGAAGCTAGGCCGAAAACATCGCAAGGGTACGCACGATTTTACACTGCACACAGCGATAAAGAATCATGGGTATGTGTTAAAATCTGTTATGTCTCCGATGGATTGGAGGCTTACAGCTAACCAAGCACAGAAAAAATTTAGAAATGGCACGTATATAGTAACGTTCGCTGGTTCTATCTATCACGTTGCGACGCTCAAAGATGGTCGTTATAATGACTGGATAGATAAGGAGTTCAGAGGCAAGGCACCGAAATATAAAGTATTTCAAATTTACCAAGTCACAAAAAAGGAGAAGTGAAAAATGAAACTACATCACACAAAGTACAAGCAGAACATTATCAACTACTTACTGGAGGAGAACGAAACGACACCGCAAGAAATACTGGCAAGGTTCGAGAGTGAATACGGGTGGAACATAAAACGAAAAGGGAGGCGAGGGGCAATGGTTGAATGGCTCTCT